TTTGTATTCTTAACCAATAATGCGAACACTAATTGGCAGAAACATCAACATATCTTCAAGGTCTTTTTCGGTATTGTAAACAATGATTTCATCCACAAATTTAACCGCAGAGAGTTGGACATACCGTTCAACAATAGATTGAACTGGTTTGTTTTTAGTTCCAGGTCTATCAATAGATGGGTCACTTTGAACACCAACAATTAAATAGTCACAGACTTGTTTACATTCGGCCAACATAAGAATATGTCCTGCATGAAGTAAATCAAAAGTTGAACAGGTGAAACCTACTGGTTTACCTATCATATTATCTGGCATAACTAACATAATTAATCCTTAATTGATTTTGGATGTTGAGTGATATTTTTAAGATGTACTGCACCATCCACCATGGATATACTTAGTGTATCATCAACTTTCCATCCAAGGTCTTGTATCATTTCTTCCGAGAATTGTAATATTGCATCACCATTTTCACAAATCTCAACTACTTCTGCACTATATTTGTTCAATTTTTACTCCTGCTTTTTCCAAGAACTGTATGCCATCTTCGTTACGATAACTATTACGATAGTAAATAGTATTGATACCAGATTGGTAAACCAATTTGGCACAGTCCAAACAAGGTGAGTGAGTAACAAACATAGTAGCACCAAGTCCAGATTCAGTAGATTTTGCCAACTTTGCGACACAATTTGTTTCAGCATGAAGCACCTCAGGTTTAGTTTTTAATTCGTATTGGCCATCATTGTTTATTTTAATATCTTCACAGTTGTTATCCCAACCAGTTGGCATACCATTATAGCCAATAGAAATGATGCGGTCATCTTTTACAATGACCGCACCAACATGCAGTCTTCTTGCGGTAGAACATTCAGCGAATGTCTCCGCAGTTTTCATGTAAGCATCAAGTAGCTTCTGCTTCATTACCACGTTTCTTTTTCTTTTCAAAAACTTTTGAACCTGAAAGTTGAGCTTGAATCATTGCATTTTTATATGCGTGACGCTCAACAGGATCAATCATCGTAGCCATAAACCGTTTTACTTGTTTATTCAATTTGAAATTACTATTAGTTTTTATCATTACACTTCTACATATTTAAGGTTAAAAGAATCGGCTCTATCTTCGTATCCATCGTAACCTCTAGGATTACAAACGATGCGAGTAGAACCAACCATGTAATCAAAGTCCTCATGAGTATGTCCATGAGTCCACAATTTAACTTGTGGATGGTCAACAATGAAATCGTCTAATGATGAACTGTAAGCACCATTCATTAGTGTATCGTGTTTATAACGAGGGTGAGTAGACAACTTGCTAGGTGCATGATGACCAACAACAACAAACTTTTGACCAAACTTACCCTCAATTACAGTTTGAATATAACCGAGCGCTTTCTTGTGGTCATCATATGCATCTTCTGGTGAAAATGTAGATGGTTCTTGTTTTTTCTTTTCGCCAATTTTAATGGCAAAACCAGCTTCATTATGGTTATACTTCGGTCCGTTTTTACCATCTTCTGTCCAATCAGGATTTGGTTCATAAAGTGGAACAGTACGAGTAACCATACGAGCAGAATTACTCACACAACGGAAGTCATTCATTCTTTGTTTAACATGAAACATGGTCTCATCATTGTGTTCATTCATGTCAGTCCACAATGTACCACCAATAAATGTTACATCATCAATCACTTTAGTTTCCTTGTCAAGTAAATAAACATTACTCAACATATTAGATTCTAATAGAGACTTAATTTTGTTTCCACTTGTAGCAAAGTCACCATGATAGTGTTCATGGTTACCCATAATATAAATTACATGCGGAAACTGGAAAGAACAACGCTTGAAGAAATCGGTAATACGATTACTTTTTGCACCTTCCATAAAATTGTTTGGGTCTGGTTTGCCAATATCAGAGGCCACACAGATATCACCACCGAGTATTAATACATCGGCATTATCGGTGTTTTGTAAATTGATATCACCAAACTCAAGGTGAAGGTCGGAACAGATTGCGATTTTCATAATATAATTTTTTAATATTTGGTTATTATAACACAAAATATAAAGAAATGCGGCAATTAACCGCATCTTTTGGGCAAACTTTATTTATTCATAAGTTCGTTTGGTTTCTTACCGATATTATATTTTTGTATTAATTCCCATTGATTCTTTTCTTTGAAAGCAATGATTTTAATTTGATGCAGAGGTGCAACATCTTCACCGATTATTTGAGGATTTGTAATGTTTACTAGACCCCATTCTGCCAGTAGTTTTGCAATTGCATTTCTCCTTTGAATATCATTCTCGGAGATGTTTGTTGGTTTACCATCTAGTGCAAATAATTCCTTAAAATGCACCAAATAATAATGACCTTGTTTATGCAAGATATGGACTGATTGATATAAAACTTTTTCTTTGCGTGAGGATACACCAATTCTAGTAAGAGTTTCTTTTACTTTCAGAAAATCATCTTGCTCATTGAGTGTTACCTCAACGAACTTAGTTAAATCTGCCATTTCACTTTCCTAATCCACCGATATCGGTTTGTTCTTTTAATTGTTGGATTTGTTCATTACTTAGTAGGCGTAGAGCTTCACGAGCTTTGGTATCTGAGAAGCCATAGGTGGCTTTTATACATTCTATATCTTCACTTTTTTCAGACTTTACCCACTTTGCAAAAGGTCTTTTCTGTGACCTAATAGTATTTAGAAAAAAATCATATTGCAACTTCTTGTCTAAGTGGTGCCTACTGTTCATTTCATTGGCGTAGGCGATACAGTCTTTATGGTAAGAAAGAGACCGATTGATTAGAAATGGAGCATAGCCCTTCTCAGACTCTTCATCTACAATCAGGTTCTTTTTACCATATAAAATTTGATTTACATAGTCAAACGGATTCATTATATACTTTCATACCAAAATTCAATTCCAGTTAGTTTCTTTCCGTGGTTCATCCACGAAACCATGTCTTGTAATATACCCGTGTTCTTCAATTTCAAATAGTTCTCGGCGTACATATAGTCATCATTTTCTCCATCTTGGCCACCTTGTTGGCGTCTAAAGATACGATTACTAGAATTTATGTTGTTGACAAAATCTTCTTTATCTATCCAATTCATACGAAAATGATTGTCAAAATTCACTCCAAGAATTATCAATCTATCCCAATCTTTATGACAAGCAATATGATTGAAGATAAATTTATCTTTTTGTGTACTTAAACTAAATTTTATTTCAGTTTTATAACCATCAATTACTTTATCGTGACCAGGATTTAATCTATCACACACTTCACAACCCATCTCACGCATTATTTTTGCGACCAAAGATTGACCAAAAAACCCCATTTGAGAAGCACTAAGTTTCAGATACCCTTCAAAGTTAGTTCCTTTCCAAGGGTCATCTAATTTAGATTTAATATAATTGGTAAGAGTATAATCTTCAAAAAAAATATCTAAAGAATCAATCTCTTTCATAACATTCTTATTAGTCCGATTGTGTCAATTGTAGTTAACAAGACATAGTTAGCCAACATGCCAAATGATTTCCGAGTATAAGCAGCCCAAGCATAGAGGGCACAACCAGTAATCCACACAGGATAAAGAACCAAAAGGGGAGGGTTTGGGACTGTGGCTGCCATAGTAATACTGCAACCAATAGAAATAGCCCAAGCGAACAACTCAATAACAAAACGAGAGCGATTAGAAGTCCAGTCATCATGAATCCAGTCAAAAGTAGGTTTTAATAAATCAATCACTTAAACTCCAATGACACCATTAATTCCGTTAAGCAAGCAACAAGATTGATTTCTTGGTCTGCAACAAAAGCTTGTTTGTATTGGTAGTCAGCAATGATAACAACTGCTTGAGGAATAGATTGAGGTTTTAGTACCTCATATAGATTGTCATACAGTTTACGATAGAGTGAAGCAGGATCAACATCATTGCTTGCAACCCATTTACGAATTGCACCAAAGTCTTTGTCTTTAATAAACTTAATGATATCAGCAAGTGATACATCAATAATCTGTGCAAGAACACCAGTATCAATCTTACCAAACTTTGAGAACCTTTGCAGTTCATTAATCACACGGCGAAAATCAGGAAAGTGTTTCTTGATTAACTCAGCAACAACTGGTGTTTCATATGCAATTTCTTCAGAAGATAAAATTGTTTGAATACGCTTGAAGAATTGAGTAGCCATAGATGACTTCTCAGAAGCTTTAAGTGTGAATTCAATAACGGCACACCGACTATGTAACGGTTCAATGATTTTGTTTTTGAAGTTACAAGTAAAGATGAATGAACAATTACCAGCAAACTCTTCAATTGCATTTCTAAAAGCAGCTTGAGCATTTGCAGAAAGATAATCTGCCTCATCAATGATGATAACTTTGCGACCACCAGTAAAAGACATTGATGATGCATAGTTGGTGATTTTGTTTCTGACCATATCAATACCGTTCTCATCAGAACCATTGATAATCATAAAATCACAACCGATTTCATTACACATGGCTTTCGCCACAGTAGTCTTACCAACGCCTGCACCGCCAGTAAGTAGAAGATTAGGTATGTTCTTTTGAGTAACATACTCCTGAAACGGTTTCTTTAGCCGTTCAGGAAGAATACAATCTTCAATATTTTTAGGACGATACTTCTCTGTCCATAATAAATGTTCCATAACAATACCTCATAATATAAAATAAAAAAATCAAAGTTGAGCTTTAAGCTCATTAATACGGTGTTCTAATACACCGGCTGCAGTATTGAAATGGCCAGTACCTTCTGTTTGTGGTTTGAAGTAATCTCGCAAAAGAAGACCTCTCTCCATCTC